TTCACGATCTTCGTATAAGTTTATTAGTGTCATTAGCCTAGCTAACTCACCAACAGAGTGATCGTTTAAGTCGTCCGCATAGTATGACATTGTTTCTCTAGCTTCTCTTTGTTCTATGCCGTATATACGTTTTACCATAGCGTCAGCTAGCAAGTCTACCATTTTTTCCATTTGCTTGTCTGTCATTTTATCTATCATTTGGTTTATATTTATTTATAAGATTACTTGGTTTACCAACGAATATACACTCGGTGGTTTCAAAATACTTATCACTATATTCGCAAAAATTACCATTAACTTTGAATATACTTATCCAAGTAGACTTTTCAGATGTCTGCCATATATAATATATATACTCAAGATCACCGTGTCTTGCATCAAGGCTTTCTATTTCCCAACCACATATTTTTTGGTATTTAGTTAATGAATCAGCTATTTCTATACCTAATCCTTCTGGGTAACCATCGTAATGTACGTAAAACTGTGCGTTTATTTTATCTGGGTGTTCGCTAAACGATACTCCTTCTTCACGTGTAGCAAATCTAACTTGTGCTCTTGTGCTCATTACTAATCTAATAATTTATAATAAGCATCTACGTTATTTTTTCTAAACCAGTCAAGGCCTTTTCTCATATCATCTATGCTTTTTGGCGCGTACATACCCATTTCCATAAGTGTACTAGCACCAATAATAAAGTCATACATACTTAATTCTTCTGCGGTTAAGTAGCAACTGTCACCGCCAAATCTGTTGGTTACTTCACGGCCTTCATCATATACTTCGCCTTTGAACCATTTTGGTAATTTACTCATCTTCTTTTTTTATTTCTTAATTCTTCTAATTTATTTAATAATCTAGCCGCTACGTCCGGAGTAATCTCCTCAGCGTAGTACATATCGTATATTAGTCTTCGCATAGCTCAAATAATTCTGCTAGTGTCATATCATCTATCTGCTCATCTGAGTACCCAAGCTCCTTGAGCTTAGGCCTCATAATTTCCCATGGACTATTCATTTTGTAATTGAACGCCTATAAATTTTTCGCCATACGACCAGTCGTAACTAGACAAGCTAGATAAAGAATAATCTGTAAAATATATAAGATCTCTTACTTGGCCAATAGATAAGTGTGACCATAAATAATTATCTTTCAACGATATTTTAACACCTTTAATTAACGAAGGGTATAGCTCTTCTTGCTCTTTTAGAGTTTGTTTAATCTCTGGTTTTAGTAGTTGCCATAATGTTTCCATATTAGTCTTGGTTTTCTTGGTTATTATCTTCATCTGCTTCAGCGAACAAACGCGCTACATATTCATATATCTCATGACCTAAATCATCAGCGTTATCAAAATCAAACGACTCGCAATATACTCTGCCATCATAGTCAATACCGAAGTCAATACTATAGCAATCAGTGTCGCTGAAGTCATAGTTGCCAATACCTGTTTCAATAGCTTCACGTAGTTCATCGAACTGTTCACCTGTAAGTTTTGGCTTGTTTAAATCTGCTAGTTGTTTTTCTAGAAGTTTTATTTGGGTTTGATAATTTGTTTGTTCTGTTACTTTTTCACTTAGTAACTTTTGTAAAGCTTCTAACTTTACTTCTAATTCTAGTTGTCCTTCTGTTTTAGTCATAATGGTTTATTTAATTGGTTTATAATATTATCCGTTAGTGGATTTAGTTAGTTCGTATTTTTTTTATGCTTTTTCTTTCTAGTATATTTCTTTTTGTTACGCTCAACATTTGGTTTGCTGGCGTCCCATATAGCTTTTAGCGTTTCTTTATCTAGTTTTACTTTAATCTTCGACATTGTGAAACTTTTGTAACTCTTCTACTATATGACCGAAAGCCTCTTTGTAATCTTCATAAAACTCGTCATCATCTTTATCGTTTAAAAGCTCATATAGACTATCGTCTATAGTTTTTAAAGCTCTATTATATACTTCGTCTATAACGTCTTCTAGTCTAACTAGCTTACCGTTAAATCTTGTGTCTTTGTAAAATGCACTCATGATTAAAATCCTTCGTTTGAAGCTTCAGATAAATTGTATCTGTGCCCGTTAATAATTAGTTGTATTTCATCTTCTGGCGAAGAGTCTGGGTGTACTATATCGCCAAATGGTAGTCTATTTTTAGGATTATTGTTGTAATCTCTTAAATAAGCTTCTTTCAAACACTTAATAACATAGTCGTTAATTAAGTATGTAGGTTTTTGATAGTAGTTTTTTAGTATAAAATTAGCTAAGTATACTAATCTTTTATCGTAGTCATGTATAAGTATACGCGCTGTTCGCTCGTAATAGTTATGATATTCATTTACTTCTACCTTTTTAGTTTTGTTAATTTGATAAGCACTTGAGTTATAATCACTTACATTACGTATATAGCCTGATCTATAGCAAGCAAAACGTAAAGGTTTTGGATCAAGTGTTTGCCACATTTGCTGTATAGGTAGTTCATATACTTGTGTACCATTTTTCTTTTGTCGTCTTGTTGAGACGTTTTTAATACCGAGCATGTCAAATACTTGCAACGCTTCGGTAGCTGTTGTTACTTTATACTTCATATTATTTTCCTGGGTTTGTTACCAAAAATATACCTTTTGGCTTTGTTAATGGTTTTAATCTGCTCATAATTCAATTTTAATGTTAGTAGCTAGTGAGGAATCGAACCTCATACTCGTCAGTAGTTAACCTTTGCTTACGCCGAGGTACCATACCTAGCTCTGAACCGATTTAATCCGCTGGTTCTACACGTATATAAAACGAGGTGGCCAAGTGAGTAAGATTGAGGTCCACTAAAGCGCTCTATCCCCCATACACGTCTCACGCGCCACACTCGTATGTTCACCTATAGTCTATGGAGGGCTAAGAACCTCATACATAGACAAAGGGAACTATTTTTACCGGCGTCAGGTGGTAGGACTTTGTGCCTACACTTCGGCTCCCACAGTACTTCTACTGCTTCGCTTATTGTTAAACCTGACTAGTATTATCTAAGACATGTACCGTAACCTTTACGTCTACTTGCCTTATGTATTGCTACAGATAGTTCTTGCGATACTATTTGTATTGTATTACCTGTCTTGTGATTAGTAATAGGTGCCGATGCGACACGCTCTACATTACTACAACTAACACACGTTTTGTACCCGTATTTTTGTCTAACTGGGTGTACGGGCTCACCACATTTACAGTATTTATTCATATTTAATAAGCTTTTGTCATATATATTATCCAATAGTAAATTTAATTAGTTCGTAATTAAGTTAAATACTATTGAACCTACCATTGCTAAAAATCCTATATACATTATACTATAGTTTATTACTTCTTTTGTTTTATCACTCATATTATATAATTTAATCTATTTCATCACAGTTTTCACATCCAACATAAAAAGGCGAAGATATACTTACTTCAGTTCTATCACCTCTTACTTTAAAAAATACATTTGACTCGAAGCTAACGTAATCTTTGCAGTTACCGTTAACACACATAGTTCTCATCATGTATAGCTCGTCATTAAACTTTATTAATATACTAGTTGTGCCTATATAATCTATGTATGTAGTTGTATATTCACCACCTTCTATTGTCTTATTTCCGTGCGTTTGACTATCAAGCACTATTTTGTTTTCTCTTGGGTCACCGTAAGTAGTTACATACTCTGTCGATTGACCTTTAGCCACTACACTACCTAGTAGTATAGCAACTGATAATGTTATTTTCTTCATTAGTACACTTCTTTTAGTTGCAACTCGAATATCTGGCCATCACTATTTTCAACGAAGAACTGCGCTTTATACATGTTTTCGTGTAACAAGTATACAGCTAAGTCGTTGTGACCTGAAAGTTGCATGTTAATATTACCTTCAATTATACCTTGTGATAATTTACTCACTTGGTCTTTTAGGTTTTGAAAACCTTTTACTTTTCTACCATCAAGCATAGCGTAGAACTCATACTCATCGTAGCGAACGTCGTCAATACCAGGCAAGTTTGCTACATTTATACACATAGCAACGCCAAAATCAACTACAAAACTAGTATCATTACCAGTACAAGTTGACACTGCGTAAGTACTTACACTGTTATCGCTCATAATTTTTACGTGAGTATCTCTATCAAACTGCACGTCATAATCTGTCTTCTCGCAAGAAGTTAGCGCAAGAGTAGCTGCTACTGCCGACGCTATAAATTTACTTTTTATCATATCTATATATTATATTTCCTAAGTACCAACAGGCACATATTACCCATGCCCACTCAAACATTAGTAGTACTTATTTGATTCATCTTCTTCATATTTATCTATCATTGCCTGCTCGGCCTCTAACTCACTTAACCACTCGCCCGTGTATTTGTTCTTGTAGTATTCACCACATACAGACACTATTGCGTCTGGTATATGAGTTGTTTTTACTTTATTATCGTCACCCACCTTGTAGGTTTTACCGATTTGTGTTATAGTTACTGTCATATTATTTATTGTATTTATCATATAAGTTTTCTGCCTCAGTAAAGTAACCATTGTTTTTTAACTCGTCCATTAATTTCCATATTGCCTCGAACGACTTACGACCTTGTTTATAGTATCGGTTATCGTCACTCATCATATAGTACCAGTCGTGAGTTTGTAGTAGTTCTTCTAACTGTTGTAATTTAATTTTCATATCAGTATTATTATCCATTAGTAATTTTATTTATTTCGTATTTAGAAGTGTAGGTGGAATCGAACCACCGAGTAGATTTTCACACACTCAACCATTTACACTAGTCTACTTGACACTCTCGCGCCCAGGTAGGAATATTGTTGGAGTTAGTATAGTTACCATACTTTTGGAAACACTCCATTGTTTCTAGTTTCTCTTGATTTAAAGAGTAAACACCATCGTGGTCATACTTGATGACATCACCTTTTTTGTTAGTAAACTGAATAATTAATTCTTTACCAACCATACCTTTTGAGACTACAAATCTCTTTTTTTCTACTAAGTTCATAAGTTCTAATTTTATTTAATGTTATTAATTCTATTATTTAATTCTTCTATTACTTGACAAAACATTTCTTCTTTATCATTAAAGAATCTATCATCTGTTTCTTCATAATTACCATAGTCAAACATATAATCTACCAACTTCTCGTCTATATTATCTATTATAGTTTCAACTGTTTCTCCTATTATTTTATTTTTTAATTTCTCTGACATATTATTTATTTTTATATTCATTTATATTATCCAACTGAGTATTTGGTTAGTCAGTATTTTATCTTCTTTGAGTATAATCTAAATCTTTATTTAGAGTATGAATATCTTTGTTGTGAGATTTTAAAGAAGTTAAGTTTATATAACAATAACCTTTTAAATTAAATTGTTCTGATAAAGGTATTTCATTATAGTACTTCGGAAGTTGGTGAAGTTGAAATGGAATATAAGTTTGGTTATTTAATTTAATTATATTGGTTGATGAGTCTGATTTAAAGTTTGACATAGTATATTATTTTATTAGTTATATAAATATTATCCAGTTAGTGATTTGATTAGTCAGTATTAACTTTAGATTGTGACTTTGGTATTAGACATAGTAATTCAAATTCATCTTGAGTAATATAACCTTCAAGTAATCCAAGTACATAAGTAGTTACATTTATATTATATTTAGTATTAGTAATTTTCATAAGTATTAGTATTTATCTATTAGTAAATTTAGTTCATCAAATAGTTCAGAGTATTTTGATTCATAAATATCATCAAGTGTATATGTTACATTGTTGATAGTGATTTCATAAATATCATTGTCTTCATCTATTTTTATAGTAATGTTTTTTAACATAGTAATTTATTTTTTGTTTAGTATTTTTCTAAGTTTATTTCTGTAGTGAATGTACATGTCTCTATCAAAAGACTTGTAGTAATTCATTTGTGTTTCTAAGTATTCTATAAAATCTTTATTTGACATAGTATTTTAAATGTTAGAGATTAATATTAGTGATATTAGTTGAATAGTAATAAATATTGTTTGTAATATTAGAGTATTTTTTTTAGAGTATTTATTATTATTTTTCATATCAATTTTATTATCCAATTAGTAATTTAGTTAGTTAGTAAAAGTAGTACAATTGTTTATGTATTAATTTTAGTTGTGAGGTATATCACTCACTCTCTTTATTTACAATTTGTATTTCAATATATTGTAAAGTAATTCCAAGTATTATTAGTATTATCAAATCATGTATCATAGTAGTGTGACATTAGGTAGTTAAGTAAAGTATAGTAGTAGGCAATTGTCACAGTTTATACAACTGCCCACTTTGGTATTTTATTACTGTTAGTGTAATTTCCATACTTCTGAAAACATTCCATAGTTTCCAACTTTTCTTGATTGAGTGAGTACACTGCATCATGTTCATAAGTATATGTTTCATTTTTCTTGTTGGTAAATGTTATAATTAAATTCTTACCAATCATTGTTTTAGATATTATAAATCTATTTTTATTTACATTCATATTATATTAATTTTAAATTCATAATTATTATCCATTTATAAATTTAGTTAGTTAGTATATAATGCATTGACGTATACAAAAACGCAAAAACATTTACACAAAGCAAAAAAGATATGGCCGAGGTGGCTGTATATATATACGTTTTGAGCGGGGCGGGAGGGGGGAGGGGGGTGGGGGCTACGCTTTACTTTAATACTTCTAGCGTTCGTGTAATATTACTATAGTAACACAAAAAGATAGACATGCCTTTTAAAATGATTAGTCCAATGCGCAAAAACTACGGATCAGCGCTTAACTATAGTAACCCAATTAAAAACGTTGATGACGACAAAAAGAAAATTACTATACAGTATGATGATCCTGTAACTAAAACTTTCAGAGAAAAAGAAAAAACTATAACAGAGACTACTCAAAAAGGTACAAAGACTACTTACACTCCTCCTACTAAAACTCCAGAAGGTGATGCTGCATACGCTTCTATGTCTAAATCTGAAAGAGCAGCCGCAGACGCTAGGTATAGAGCTGCAAACACTAAAGTAGAGCCATTATCAAGAACATCGAGAACAGAAAAGATGGACATAGTTCCAACAATACCTAAAAAGCCAGCTCAGTTAATTACTTCAACTGACAAAGGCATGGTTCCTACAGAGCTAAAACCTGTAAAACCTCCTAGAACTCCAGGTAAAGGCAAAGGTAAACCTCCTACTCTAATAAGTAAAACAAAACGTAGAAAGATCAAGCGTAAATTCCAAAGAAGTAAAGATAAAGTTAGAAAATTCTGTACGCCTGGAAGCAAGAGATTAGGCTGTTAGTTTAAATAAACTAAAAAACAAGAGATACTAACCATAGTAATTAACCAATAAACAAAAACCAATGACCTATTTATTTTACAAAACCAGTACATACACTGGAAACCCTCGACCAAATGAGGAAAACATCAAAGAGTGGAACCACTTAGCACAAAAAGGCAACTGGCGTATCACTCAATTAGCAAACGGTTACTACCAGACTGAGATATGTGGCGTAGACGACCCTGAAAAATGGCATGACGTTACGCGTCGAGAGACTATTGAGGGCGCAGAAGCTGCTATAGATGGTAGTATCGAACATTTTACTAAGAAACTAGAGGCTTTAAAAGGCCCTAAAGTAGTAAAATCTTTTAAATAAAAGCAAAACACTAATTTAATTTAATAAAATGGAATATAATCTCCCTAGCGAGATCGTCAAAGAGCTTAATTTTGGCGATGACGCAAAAAATGCGCTAACTTCTGGCGTAGAAAAGCTAGCAAAAGCAGTTAAATCAACTCTCGGAGCTTCAGGTAAGTGCGTAATCTACGAAGATGGACGCGGAAAGCCTGTTATTACTAAAGATGGCGTTACTGTAGCGCAGTCTGTAGTACTTCAAGACCCTGTAGAGAACATCGGAGCCACACTTATTAAAGAAGCGGCGCAAAAAACCGTTAGTGAAGCCGGTGATGGTACAACTACTGCTACTGTTTTAGCTGAAGCTATACTAAAAAACGTATATAAAGGCCTAGCTAAGTCTTCCACTAGAGAAATTAAGCAAGGTATTGACTCTGCTGTAGACAAAGTTATTAAATACTTAGATACTATTACTATACAAGTTGACGATAACATGTTAAACAACGTAGCTACTATTAGTTGCAACAACGATAAAGATCTAGGTTCTATTATAGCAGAAGCTTATAACAAAGTTGGTAAAGACGGCGTAGTACTCATGGAGTCTTCTGGCACAGACGAAACATTTGTTGACACTGTAGACGGTGTTCAGCTAGGATGTAAGCTAACTTCTCCTCATTTTATTACAAACCAAGACAAACAAAGATGTGAACTAGAAAAACCTCTAGTGTTAATATGCATGTCTGAAATACCTAATATACGTAAAATACAAAGTATACTAGAGTTTGTAATACAAAACAATAGATCTTTGCTTATTATAGGTAAAGTATCTCAGCAAGTAAAGTCAGCGCTGTTAATGAATAAGGTGAAAGGTAATATTAAAGTAAATATTATCGATCCTCCAGGTTTTGGACCTACAAAGAAAGACACTTGTGAAGATGTAGCTATATTAACAGGCGCTACTTTATTTAATGAAGAGCTTGGCGATGACTTAGATGCTATGACGCCAGATGATTTAGGTGAAGTAGAAAGAGTTGTAACAGACGACAAGAGTACTGTTATTACTTTAGGTGAAATGAACGAAAACATAGAAGAGCGTATAGACTCTGTTGTTAAGCTTATAGCAGAAGAAAAAGACAATGGCTTTATTAAAAGAAAGTTAGAAGATAGACTTGCTATATTAACTGGATCAGTAGCTATTATTAAAGTAGGTGCTAACTCTAAAGTAGAGTTAAAAGAAAAGAAAGACAGGGTTGATGATGCTATACACGCTACTAAGGCAGCTTTGAAAGAAGGTATAGTTCCAGGGGGCGGTATAGCCCTCCTTAATGCTTCTCAAAAAATTTCGACCGACGCGGTCGGTGAACAAGTACTTCTCGATGCTATACAGTCTCCGTTTAAAACAATTATGCATAATGCAGGCCTTGACCCACAAACCTCTGTAGATGAAGGTATGGGTGTAAATGTTGTAACAGGTGATTCAGTTAACATGGTAGAAGCTGGTATTATTGATCCGGTGCTTGTAACTAAAACCGCTTTGATAAATGCTGCTAGTGTAGTTTCTACTATTATATCAGCTGATTGTATAATTTCAAACATAAGAATAGATGAAGGCAGTTAATCACTATGTTATAGTAGAAAAAATAAAATCAGAGCAAAAAAATATTGCTGGTTTAATTATACACGAAAAGATAGATCAAGAAAAAAAGTATGGTAAAGCTAAAGTAATATCAGTAGGTAATAAAACAGAGGTTGTAACTGAAAATGATATTATATACTTTAATAACTCTGCGGCGCACGCTGTAGTAGTAGACGACAAAGTTTACCATGTATTGTCTTATGGAGAGATTATAGCTATAGAGTAGTGAGATTAAGCTCTGCAGATATAAGAGAGTTACAGCTGTTTAAGTATTACAGGCTCGTTAGAAAATGGGCTTGTAAAACTTACGGCTTAACAGACGCTGAGTTAGAACTATTGATATTCTTAGACTGTAAAGGTAGATTTACTAGACAAGAGTTTATAGACGGTAGTTATATTATGAGCTGGAACAAGAAGCGTTGGGATAAGCTAAGGCAAGAAGGTTGGATAGAAACTTGGAGACACAGAAACAGGACAACTATAAAGTATAGCATTTACAAAACGTCTTTCAAGTGTAATCATCTAATAAGTAGAATATACAGGATATTGTTAGCTGAAGAAGATTTACCTATATCTGATAGAAGTGTGTTTTATAAAAATAAATCATATACAGATAAAGTTTATAACAAAGCTATAGATGATATGATAAAAGATCCAGAAAGATGATTATAAAAAATATGAAGTATTGGATGTCTAAGCACTCTATGTCTCCACTAAAAGACAATGGGCCTATAGATATAAGTAAAAATACGCCTGAAGAAAATAGACTATTAATGCAGGGTTTTAAAAGGCAAGCGGCAGACAGAGCAAAGCAAACAAAACAAAAGCAAGAGAAAGAAAAGCAATACCAAGAAGATTTAAAGTTTGTTAAAGACTCTACAACAACCGTGTTAAAAGGTGAAGATCCAGTTAGCCAAGCTTTTAGCTACGCTGCTGGAGGAGGTATACTTAATAGTTTAAAAGCTCTAGCTAAAACAAAAGGCGCTGTCAATATTGTAAAGAACATTAAAAGAGGTAAAAATATAAAAACAGGATCAGGCTTTGCTGGTGACTCGTAAAATATGGCTTACAGACAAAAATACAGAAACGTACCTATAATTAGGAAAACTTTACAAGATGGTGTTCTTGGAGAAGCTAATAATGATGGTACTATATTTTTAAACAAAGATATAAAACCTAACAGTAAGCAAGAAAAAGAAGTTATAAACCATGAGATGAAGCATATCGATGACATGAGATCAGGTAAGCTTGGTTATGGTGATGATTACGTTAGGTACAACGGAAAAACTTACCCAAGAGCTAATGGTAAAATTAAATACAATGGTACTTGGTATGTAGAAGGTAGTAGTAGCTTACCTTGGGAAAAAGCTGCAGAAAAACAAGAAAACAAACCATTAGACGGAAGAGCTAAATCTTCTGCTTTTCAAAACAGATAACTATGGCATTTAAAATGAAAGGTGTGGCTATTGACAAGACAGCTATGCCAATGAAAGGACACGCTAACACTACAGCAATGTATAAGAACGGTGATGAAGATGATAAAGGACCTGGACAAGGAACTAAAAAAGGTCAATATACTGGATCTGGTATACCTCCGTTTATATACGATGCTGACGGAACAAAAATCAACACTGATAATATAGACGAAGGTAATCTAAGTGAAATCAAAGTAGAGTCTGGCACAGACAGAAAATACGTTGTTATGCAAGAAAAGTCTGATCTTGGAGACGCTGGCGCTAGATTTTATTTATCAAATCCAAAGTAATGATAAACAACTTAGTAGGAGGTTTGTTTGGTAAAATAGTAGATAATGCAGAAGGCATACTTGATAAAGTCATTACTACAGACAAAGAACGCGACGAGGCTAAGCTTGCTCTTAAAAAGCTACTTCTTGATGCAGAGCGTGAAGCGTTTGCAAAAGAAGTTGAGGATCGCAAGTCTGCAAGAGAAATGTATAAAGACGATGCTATTATTCAAAAAGTATTAGCAACGTTATTTACTGTAGCGTACTTTGGTATTACGTTTGTAATGTTTAACTATTTTGTAACTAAAACAATAGAGCTAGGCGAGTTTGAGATTAGCTTTATATCAACCATCTTTGGCGCTATGAGTGCTAAAGTAAATACAATAATCGACTTCTTCTTTGGTGGCTCGTCAAAGAAAAACGAAGCAGTAGAAAAGAGCAACTAAAATTTTATATTATGGCAAAAGTAAAAACACCAAAGCCTAAGAAGGCTTCAAAAATTTCTAACAATCAACTGCAAAGACTTCAAGCAGTTGTTAAAGGTTTAAACTCTCTTAACGTACAAATAGGATCTCTAGAGTCACAGAAACACGAGTTGCTTCACCAAACTGTTGACTATAGAGCTACACTAAAAGATTTGCAAGACGAGCTTGAAAAAGATTACGGAACAGTTAATATTGACATTAGTGATGGAACAATTAAATACGACTAATAATATAAGAAAAATTAGTATAGGTAAAGATTATAAAATAGATTCAATGCATTACTCTGTAGGCCAAGAGGTCTACGGAGGTCATGTAATATCTGATATAATAGAAGAAAAAGACAAGTATAGCATATATATATGCAAGAACAAAGAGGTTATGCCGTGGAAAAGTTTTAATAAGAACATGGCTATATCAGTAGAATATAATTTAGAATTTAATTGAAAACTATAGATAGATATTTAATAAAGCCTGTAGGTGAAAGATATAACAACGTAAAACAAGTTGGTAGTAAAAAGCTAATAATAAACTCTGAAATATCTAATCACCATTATATAAATAGAGAAGCTGAACTTGTTATACCACCTAGTAATAGCGATCTAAAACCTGGCGACAAGCTTATAGTGCATCATAACATATTTAGAAGATGGTATGACGTTAGAGGTGTAGAAAAAAATAGTAGATCTTATTTTAAAGAAGATTTATATTTTTGCTGGGAAGATCAAATATTTTTAGTAAACAAAGGTAATGGCTGGCGGTCTTATAAAGACTTTTGCTTTGTAATGCCACTAAAAGAAACTAACAACTTACTAGGAGAAAAAGAAGCAAGACTAAAAGGTTTAGTTATATATCCTAACTCACAAACAAACAAAGGCGATATAATAGGTTTTACGCCTGAGTGTGAGTTTGAATTTATTATAAACAACCAAAGATTATATAGAATACACTCAACAGACATTTCAATACAATATGAGCATAAAGGAAACGAAGAAGCGTATAATCCTAGCTGGGCGTAAAGCAGTTGATGAATTAATCAAAGTTGCGCAAGAGCAGATTATTACAAATACAGATGATGATGTTTCTGCTGACAGATTAAAAAATGCAGCGGCTACAAAAAAGCTAGCTATATTCGATGCTTTTGAAATACTTAACCGTATACAAGAAGAAGAAAATATATTAGAAGGTAAAGAACCTGAAGAGAAAAAAGAAAGAGTGTTTAAAGGCTTTGCTGAAGGAAGATCTAAGTAATGCACGAGCAAACACTATATAAAATTGTTGAACCAGTTAAGAAGACAACTATAAGTCGACTTAACAAAAAACGTAAATGGGATTATGGATATAATAAAGAACACGATATCGTGGTTATCAGTAAAACTGGACGCATTGGACAAATACTGGAGATTCAAAATTTGCGAATTGGGTTGCCGGCTAAACCGCAATCAGTGTACGTGCCTGCCAAAAACAAATGGCAAAGGATAAATTATCCTAAAGAGTTAGGTAAACTAAAAAGTATATTTGATTGGAGAGCTTACCCTGAAGAAGCGAAAGACCAGTGGTATGACTATATAGACGAAGAGTTTAAACGTCGTGACGAAGGCTTTTGGTTTATAAACGGTGATGAGCCTACGTATATAACAGGTAGTCATTACATGTATCTTCAATGGAGTAAAATAGATGTAGGTGCTCCAGATTTTAGAGAGGCCAACAGACTGTTTTTTATATTTTGGGAGGCATGTAAAGCTGATAAACGCTGCTACGGCATGTGCTATTTAAAGAACAGACGTAGTGGTTTTTCGTTTATGAGTTCAGCTGAAACGGTTAACTTAGCTACTATATCAAGTGATGCTAGATATGGAATACTATCTAAAAGTGGTGCTGATGCTAAAAAGATGTTTACCGATAAGGTTGTACCAATATCTGTCAACTATCCGTTTTTCTTTAAACCGATACAAGACGGTATGGACCGACCTAAAAGTGAACTTGCTTATCGTGTACCTGCAAGTAAGTTTACGCGTAGAAAAATTACGGCAAACGAAAAGCAGGAAGAGCTGGTTGGACTTGACACTACTATTGATTGGAAAAAC